AGGTCCGCGGGCATTTCCTTGAACGCGTCCGCGTTCTCCTTCGCAGTGTACTTCGCAATTACGTACTTGTCGCCGCCCTTGATTCGGATTGGCCGATAAAGAACCGACATCAGCCGATGCGCGTTCGGCCAAAAATCCGCTTGGTATTTCTCGCAATCTATCCATTCCCCAACGCTGAATTCAGACCAATCCGGAATAAAGCCGTATTCGGTCCCGTTCAAGCGGAACGTCTTGCGATGTACGGCTTCCTCTTTTAAGCCATTGTAGGCCCCAAGAATCGATTCGATTTCATCGGGCGTAAGTTCCCTTGCCTTCGCTTCCGAAATGCGAAGGAGGGACGCCGTTTTAACGACGTCGGACGCGTCGGACATCGCGACCTGCAATTGACCCAACGTAAGGTCGCCCCAATTCTTCGGATTCGGCATTTCCTTATTGACGGAATATCGGTGATTCCTTCAAAGTTAGGCACAAAAAAAGGGGCCGAAGCCCCTTGCGTGTTGCTTGCTTGCATCGATTCACCAGCAACCCTTTTTCATTTCTTTCTTGATTTCAGCGCGACGGGCGATTGCATCCTTCTTTGTGCTGAAATAATCGGAAGTGTAACCATCGGAAACTTGAATGAAATAACCCCATTCCGTTGCCTCCAAATAAATCGTTTTGCCGTTTACAATTTCAATTTGGGTTTTGCAATTAGCGTTCATCGTTGTGCGTGTTGTTATTTGACCCCACAAACATACGGGACTTTTTTTGTCCTGCAACATTTCCGCAAACTTTTTTTTCGTTAGCCGATTCGGTACTTGCCGAAGTTGGGGTTCGATTGGTTGAACATCGCCGCGTAACGCGCCGCATCGATTGCGTGATTAAACGCGTCGACGGGTTCGTTCAGGACGCGTCCGTTCTTGTCTTCCCGCCATTTGTAGTTTCGCAACTCTTTAATGAGGTTCACGCTTCGCGATGTAACCGCCATCGGGCGCGAATGCAAGAATTGAATTCCCGCCCGGACCGAATCCGGACCCTTCTTCGCCGGGTGTACGTTCAACCCGTATCCGTGCAATTCGTCGATTGATTTCGGTTCGGCGGAATCGGCGACAACTTGCGATTTGCCTACGTTCAGAAGTTGCGCAATTTGCCGATTGGACAACCCGGTTTGATACATCACTTCGTCGAACAAGAACCCCGCCCCGTTCGTGTAAACCGCGACGCAAGCCGTCGGGTCGTTCGTGTATCCAAAGTCCAACCCGTACCCAAGTAACCTCCATTCCGCGCCGATTTCCTCAACTTGGATGTAATGGTTGAAGATGGTGCTTCGCGATTGCCCGCGTTCGCCCAATCCGTAGACGCGCCAAAAGTTCGAATCGGCATCCTTCAAGCGTTCGATTTCTGCAATCAACGCCGGGTCCAAATGCGGGTTGTCCTTGTATGTCGTTTGAAAAAACGCCGCATCGTCCCGCGGGATTACGTCGTTATAAATCCAATGGAATTCTTCGGAAGGGTTGTAGTCAAGTAAGATGTTCCCGGTTGTCCTGATGAGCAATTGCCGCCAATCTTCAAGCGTCAATTCGTTTGCCTCATTGATGTACAAAACGTCCCGTTTCCGCCCGCGTACTTTCTGCGGTTGGTCAACGCTTATGAACTCAATAAGGTTCCCGAAAAGGATGTACGTTGCTTCTGATTTGTTGTGGAATTCCTCCGAATACGCGTCTTCTCGATTGAGGATTTCGAAGAAGTCCCGCATCACGGACGCGCGCAACGCGGGGAACGTCTTGCGGCAAATCGTAATCGTCGCCCCGGCGTTTTTGTTTTGATAGCAAAGTTCGATGAGAACGAGAAGCAAGGAATACGTTTTGCCTGAACGCGTCCCGCCTTGATGGACCTGAATGCGCTTCGTGCATCCCTTCGCGTCGTAGTACGTCCGCGCTAAATTCATTCCTTGAACCACGACAACGGGCGCGATTCCTCAACTTGGATTTCCTGACGTTCGACGTATCCGCGCGCCTTGCCTTTCGTTTTGAGGAAGAAGATAACCGCCGCGGGGTTTTTGTCCTTGATTAGGGCGTGTAAATGCGATTCCGCAAAATCAATCGTCCGTTCCTCAATCAAGCGAACCGCTTCCTTGTATTCCGGGTCGCTTTTCAGCCAGTCGTAATGCGTCGACCGATTGATTCCCGCCTTTTCGCAAGCGGTCGAAACGATTCCAAGCGAACGTTCCAATGCGTCAAGAACGTCTTTTTTACTTGTTGTTTTTGTCGGTTTCATTTCGAATCAATTGCGCCTTTTGTTTGGTGAAATCTTCCCATCGTTTAACGATAACGTCGCAGTAATTCGGACTGATTTCCATTCCGAAGCAAGGTTGCGCGTTTTGTTCCGCCGCGATGAGCGTTGTTCCCGACCCAAGAAAAGGTTCGTACACTAAACCGGGCCACGATTGAACGAATACTTCCGCAAATTCGACGGAAAACGTCGCGGGATGTTCTGAACGGATTTTGCCGTATGAACGATTTACGCGAATGACTGAATCCGGAATTTTTGTATCCGGACGGGTGTACGACCCGTCAGCCGCCGCTTGTGAAAATCCGCTTATTTCGCCCGATTTTTTACGCAGTGAGGATGTCTTTTTTGTCTTTTGTCCACCTAATTTACTTATAACAATCTTCTTCGGCTTTTCCGCTTCTTTGTTGAAGTGAAATACGAATTCGTGCGAAGGTGCAAAGCGTCCGTTCCAATCGCCCGGCAAGCCAAAACCCGAATCCCATACATACCAACCAAACCGATTCCAACCTTCCGACCGCATCCATTCAATCCAAGTTTGCCAATACGGAACCCATTCGTTCTTCTGATGAACCAACCCCAAGTTCACGAGTACTTGCCCCTTCGGTTTCATTTGCAGGTTCGCGAATACGCCGCACATAAGCGCGTCCCAATCTTGTACCTTTTCCTTCCCTTCCTTCGTGTAATCCCTTTGTTGCAAGTACGGCGGCGACGTAAAACAAAGGTCCGCCTTTTGCCCGTCCATCAATCGCGCCACGTGTTCCGGGTTGGTGGAATCGCCGCACATTACGCGATGCTTCCCGAGAACGTAGATGTCGCCCGGTTGCGTTGTCGCTTCAATCGGAAGTTCCGGGACGTCGTCCGGGTCCGTGAACGTTTCGGGTTCTTCTTGGGGCATTTGCCAAACGTCCAAACCCCATTCCTCCAATTCCGCCGCGTCCCATTCGTTCGCAAGAATATCCCAATCCCATTCCCCGAAGCCGACGTTGTCCTTAATCAGAAACTCGGATTGCTTGTTTTCCGTCCATTTAACGACGTAAACGGGGACGTCCTTTATCCCGGCTTCCCGCAACGCCTTCAAGCGCATATTGCCCCCTAAAACGACGCCGTCGGACGTGCATACAATCGGGCGCGCTTCGAGCATTTCGGGAAAGTCCCGGACCGATTGCACCAATTTGCGAAATTTGTCGTCCTTAATGGTTCGCGGGTTGTTCGGGTTTTCCCGCAAATCCGCGACGGGCATTCGTTTAATCATTGTGCAAGATATTTCCGCGAACGTCTTCCGCGACAACCTGCAACCAAAGCGTTTCCGTCGTGTCCATCGGTCGCGCGAATTCGCGTTGGGCGATTGGCTCGTTCTTCAACATCGGGTTCCGCGCGCCGTAGTAATGGACAAGCCCGGCTTCGGCGTACGCAAGGATGTTACGCGCGATTTCTTCGCGTTCTTCGGGCGTGTAAATCAGGTCCATTCCTTGATGTATTCCCGGTATTCCTCAAAAAATCCTTCCGATTCCCCAAGCCGAACCCATTTCAGGAACCGCGTTTTGCGTCGCATTTCAGCGTATTTCTTCCGTTCGGCTTCAAGCCAAACGATGCGCCAAACGCCCGCTTCGTTTTGGTGAATTACGCCCGCGTCCTGCATCATTGACAACGTGGCCGTAAGCGTTTGATGCTTGACCTTCGTAACCTTCCGCATTGCATCAAGGTTCATCGGTCCCCATTCGTCCATTAAGACATATATTTTTTCTGCAATCGTCTTCGGAAGCCCGGTTGCAACCGCCTTCCGGTACGCTTCAATGCTTTGCTTGCTCATCGCTTGTTCAAGTGTGTTCGAACCTTGTAAAGCAAGGACGCTTTGAATTCGTCAAGCAAGCGTTCAAGGTCCTTTTCAAACTGCAGGTCTTCGTGCCATTCGTTGAAATCGCGCGCGGCGCGTTCAGGCATCGACGTTGATTGAATGTTGGGCATTGTTGTTTGATTAAGCCCCCGACCGAAGCCGGGGGCGATTTTGTTGATTATCCCTTGTTGTTCACGGCGTTTGCGGCATTCATTGCGCGTTTCACGAATTCCGTCATTGGTTCGTTTTTCAACCGCTGATTAACGCAAAATGGTTCGATGTTGAATTGGCCGTTTTCATTGTAAGAAAAGTAGGATGCAACGAATTGGTTAATGGTTACTTCTGCGAAGGTTACCATTGTCTTGTGGTCTACTGAAAACAGAACCAAAAAAGGGGTTTCGAATGCGTTCATTTTTTCTTGTCTTTCGTTGTTTGACCTGACAAACATACGACGCTTTTTCTTCCCTGCAAACTTTTCGGAAAGTTTTTTTTCGATCGATGGGCAATCAAGCCCAACGCGGCAAATCCAATTCCTTGCATCCGCCGAAGTAAGCCGCGGGTTCCCCGTCCCATTCAACGAACTTCCGAACAAGTCCCTTCGCCCTTTGAAATGCCATTTCGTGCGCGCGTTCGCTTTGGATGTAAACGGCGCAATTGTACGGGGCGACGTTCTCAATCGCAATCCAATAAAATCGCGATTCCCCGCAAGCCGTTCGATATAGGGCGGCTTGTTCGTGGTACATCGACAAATGCGCCGCTCGTGCGAATCCTTCCGGGGAAGCGTCCGCGCACGTCTTTAGGTCGAGGATGAACGCGCCCTTCCTCCAAGCGTCTACGATTCCCTTTACTTGCGTCCCTTCGAACGGAACGTGAACGGGTTGTTCGTAGGCGCATCCTTCAAGCAATTCGACCGCGGCGGGGTTGCTCATTATCGAATCCCGCATTCGAAGCATTGCTTGAAAATCGCCTTCCGAAATCATTTCCCGCCCGCTTGCGCTGAACGATTCGAACGCCGCCTTGCCTTCCTTCGTCCGGCGGTCCATCTTCGGAAGCACAATGTACCTTGAATCGAATTGGTCGGGTTCAAGTACGAAGCAATGGAACGCGCTTCCGAAGGTCATTGCGTCCGTTTTCGGCGCGTCCCCGGCAATGTATTGAAGGTAATGGTTCGGCGATTTGGCAAACGCCTTCAATGCCGAAAATGAAATGTAATCGCGCTTCATTTGTTGAATGGTAAAGCCCCGCGACCGAAGCCGCGGGGCGTTTGGTTTTAATAAGAGAAATCGTAATACTTTTCAGCAACGCCAAACATTACGGAAACGGGCGTGTAATTGTTTACAATTTTGGTCAACCCGTCAACGCATTGCATTTCCCCGCGAAGCGTCGGACCGAATACGGCAATCAATTCTTCGTCCGTCATACATCCGCGAACGTCGCCTTTGTTCAGGTCGGCGCGGTCAAGCAACGCGTCCGTAAAACGAACGTATTGCGTGCGCTTTTTCCAAACGCCGCCGTCGCCATTCTTGCGCCAAACAAGTTCAATCGTAGGCGCGTTTTCGTTTGACGTGTATTCGTACGATTGGCATTCGCTCATCCCGTTATTGTCAACGCGCTTTGCGGACAATCTGCGAAGGATGCAAGATTTGCCGCCGTTGCCAATCGAAATCACTTCGTACGGGTTGCGGTCGGAATAAAGGCAAAGCGTTGCGGGTTGTCCAACGACGGGTTCCGTCGCATTGTTTCCCATCAGGTTGTTGACGAATGAACCGGATTGGTTCAGGGGGCGTGTTTGAATTTTCATCGCGTTTTGTCTTTCGTTGTTTGACCCGTCAAAGATAGACAAAGAATTTTCCCCCGCAACAAAAACGCAAACTTTTTCTTCCTACTTCTTCGGGGTTGCCTCAATCGCGTATTGTTCCGGGTCGTTCGAAAGGAGGTTTCGGATTTCCCGGATGCGTTCACGAAGGCACGACGAACACGTTGTCGCCGATGCTTGCGACCCGGACGCCTTGGAATAAATTTCCGCAAGGCGCGCGTTGTCTTCGGCGGTTATTTGGTTCCCAAGCCCGCCCAAAAATTCGGCGATTTCTTGCGCTTCTTGGGGGCTGATTACGCCGCCCCATTTCCCAAGCGGGCAATGCGCCGTTTTGAATTGGGTTTTTACGGGCATAACGCATCCGCACAACTGAACCTTTTTAACGCGCTTCCCCTTCAAGATGGGTCCGCACGTACGCGTTGATTGGACGTAATGGGGGCAAGCCTTACAAATCGAAAGGCGTTCCGCCCTTACTTCTTGATTGACGAACAACATTCGCAAGTGATTTTTTCGTTCTTGATAGGGATTGATAAAGCGTCGCGGGTTTAATCCCGGATTCGCGCGCGACGTCCGCAAGGTTGGTCCCGTCGATGTAAAGCCGAATAATCGTCTTGTCGAAGAACCCCAAGCGGTCAATGTATAGTTCCATTTGTTCAAGCCGGATTGCCGTTTGCAAATCCGGTTCCTCCGAAAGTTCAGGCATCGCGCCGCGGTCTTCGATTCGGTATATCTTCTTGAATTGCCCGCGCGTCGCTTCGATGTACATCGCCGTGCAAAAGTATCCCATCGGCTTTTCCGGAAACGGCTTGTCGATTACTCGCAAATACACGTGCGAAACCAAATCGCCGTCGTCCGTCGTGAACCGCCTTGCGATTTTCAGCAAGTACGCGTAATTCGTTGATACGAATTCATCCCAAGAATTTTTCGAATTCACGTACTTCGCCCGAATAAAACCTAATTAAAGCCTCCAAATCCTCATTGGAATAACGCGCCGGGCGGTTGCTTCTTATAAGGATTTCTTCCGCGGTCCCTTCGCCGTGTATGGCGTCGATTTTCAAGCCGAATTCGTATTGCCGCCCGCCGTTCATATTGCAACGCTTGCATTGAAACTGAACGTTCACCGGGTCCCATCGCGTCGCGTACTTCGAACGCGTAATGAAATGCCCGGCGTCTACTTCCCGGTAATGCCGCCGAACGTTACACGTGAAACATTCCGCGTGTCCTGATTCGTCGCAAACGCGCATCCGGATGTAACGCGAAAAAACCGAATCCAACTTTGCAACCAACCCCGCGCGCTTCGTTCCCATAAGCAAATAATTATTTCGTTAGGTCGCTGACGCTTGCAATTGCCCGTCGTGCGCGGCTTCCGGCGTTTGCGTGTTCCGTTCCGCATCGCGTTTGCGAATCGCTTCGCGTTCCTCGAACGACAACTTCGAACGGCGTTGCAGGATTTCCGCGTAGGTCGGCCGAACGTCCGGCAAGGATTCGATGAATTCTTGGAACAACGGCGACCGCAATGCTTCTTCTTCAATCGCTTCTTTGTAGTGCTTTTCCCTGAATTCGCAAGCAACGTTCACGTCGTATTCCCGAAGGGCTTTGCAAATCGTCGGCGTATCAAGCCGCCCGAAAAGGTCGATTTTTCCGCGCCGGATTTGGGAAAACACGTGCAATACTTCTTCGACCTTTAACGTCTTGAATTCGTCAATGATGTCTTCAATCGCCGTGTAAACGTCTTCCTCCGAATTGAAGGTATTGTTCACCTTGACGGCGTTCGTAAGGGCGACCAATTCGCGCCCAAGAACGGCGCGCAAATACGCGCCTTCATCCTTGTTCGCCCGTGAAACGCTGATGCCATTGCGGTGCATTTGTTCCGGCGTTCCGACCTTCAAGATGCCGTTCGAATCCCGTTCGCGTAAGTTGTACGCGGTTGTTAGTGCGTTTGAGTGGAAAGAATCCTTTCCAACCGGATGCGATGGATTGGCCAATGATTTCGATTGCGGTTCGTTCATCGTTGTTCGAGATTTTTTGCAGGAAATGTAACGCGGCTTGTTGGGTAACGGGGCTTTTGTACTTGAACCCGGATTCAGCGCGTCGGTATTCAAGCCATTGGTCCCAAGCGGATGCGAAATCCGAACCCGAAAAAGGCATTTCAACCCCTTGTTTAGTATCTTGTTTAGTAAGTTGTTTAGTATATTGTTTAGTATGTGCGCCTTTTCGCGCAACTTTTGCGCTTTTTTGCGCAACTTCTTGCGCCTTTTCGCGCAAATCCTCGCGCCTAAATGCGCAACTTCCCGAAGGTACTTGCGCTGAAATGCGCAAATTCCGGTTGCCGCCCCATCCGTCGCGTTCGAGGAACCCGCCCCGGATAAGCGCAAGCAAAATCCGGCGGGCTTGTTGTTCCGTGCAATCGAGGCGTTCGGCAAAATGCGCATCCGACGCGAAGCATTCGCGCCCCGTATCCGTGAACGAAGCAACTTCAGCGAGGTAGATGCGTTCGGCGAACGACAACGGAAGCCGATAAATCCGTTCAGGAATCCAAACCCCGGCGCGTTCCATAAATTACTTCTTCTTGTTCGGTTACGGCGGTTGCCATTGAATCGAAATCCGCGCCCGTTAACTTCCCGTATTCGCGTGAATACTTCAAGAAATTACGCGGGGTTTGGTATATCCAATTCCGAAGCGTCGGAATCGTTAGTTGCATTGCTTCCGCCGTTTCCGTAATGCTCCGGTAATGGCTCAAAAAAAGCAATTCGAGGGGCGTTTTTCCGTTCAAATTCATCTATCCAATGTTGTGCTTGTTCAGCGGTTAGGTTTCCAATTCTCATCAATCCGGACATATTCGCGAAGGGGCTTGTTCTCCAATACACGCGCAAATCCGTTTCGGTTGTTTTGTCTTGTGCAAGCGGTCGCGACATTACGATTTCCGTTCAAGCGTTTCCGCGATTTCGTCGCGAAGTTCGAGCAATAGCCTTGCGTTGCGTTTAATCGTGTCAAACGTAGCCGATGGGGGCAACATATTAATTGCTTGCCCAACCGCCCACGACGCGTCTATACGGCGTTGTACGGCGTCCTTTTCAGCGGGCGAACGTTGCGCGCCGCCGAACGTGTCCGGCTTGCTGAATTTGAACTTCAATCCGTACGTTCCTTCGGTCGCTTCAACGTTCACTTCGTCGCCGATTTTCCAAGTATCCGGACGCTTCATATTCACTTGCCCAATACGCCCGTCTTCAAGCGTCGCTTCGGTTTCGTACATCGTCCCGAACTTCCCTTCCCATTGCTTCGGGGTTGTCATTTGTGTAATTTTCATTTGTCGTGGTTTTTGTGGATGTATTCGTTCAATTTGTCAATTGCGGATTCGACATTGTGCCAATGCCATTCTATCCCGTAATCGTCTTTGCCTTGCAAGCGTTCGCGCCAAAAGGCGAAGTACTCGTTAACGTCGTCTTTGAATTCGTTCATTACATCAGATAGATTTGAAGGCGAATTGAAGGTTCCGTGTACGGGGTTTTGTACGGCATTTCAAATCCGATTTCCGCGTACTTCAATTCAAATTCGCCGTCGTAAAACTGAACGATTGCCATCAACGCCGTAATCGATTCCGGGGTTGGTCGCGCTTGAATCGTTATCGACGGCGTGTCCCGTAACGTAACGACGTACGCGTTATTCAGAAGGTATGCCCAATGTTCTTTTACCGGGGTTGTCTCCATCAGATGTTCGCACGTTGCGCGAAGGGCGGATTGAATGCTTGCCATTGTCGTTGTTGTTTGAAGTTATTAGTTGTTCATAAATTCAAGCGCGCATTGCATCGCGGCTTTTTTGGTTGCGTAGCGGCAAGAATTCCGGAATCCCGGCTTTGCCATTGCGCAAACCCAACCCGTGTTTCCTTTGGTTACGTATGCGCTTCTTTCTTCCGTGCGGCAAGAAAGAATGTGCTTCGTCTGAATGAAATCTTGAAAGGTCACTTGCTGATTCATCGTCGTTTTGTTTCGTTGTTTGTTTGGCAAAGATAGGCAACCTTTTTCGTCCTGCAAACTTTCTTGCAACTTTTTTTTCAGGGCGCGGAAAAAAGTAGGGGACCCCGTCGTTACGAAGCCCCCTATCAAACAACAACGAAGGCGATGAATCGCTTCAACGCAAAGTTAATCCATAAACGAAAGGCAAAGGGGCAAAATCGCCACAAGGCACAACGCGACGTTGGGCCACGTCGTACCATTCAAAAGGATGTCGTTGCAGGCGGTCGCCGCAATCAATCCGCCAATCGTCCGCTTCGCGCTCCATCGCTTCAAATCTCCTTTCGTTTTAAACGCTTCCGTCAAATCAAACGCCCCCAACAAATCAAGGATTTTCATTTGCGCTTGTCCGGGACGATTGCGTTGACCAATCGCGCCAATGCCGACGAAATTTTGTTGTCCTTCGTGGACGGCGTCAGGTTCGCCACGACGTCGAAAAAGACGATTGCGGCGGGCAAAAGGATTGCCCAATTTTCCTTCAAGAATTCCATTGTTCCGGTATTTCAACGTTTAGGAAGTTGGTTAGTTGGGTCAAGTTTCAGGTCCGCGAATTTGTCCGAAACCTGAAACGAGGGACACGCCTTTGCGTTCGTGAAATCGTTATGTCCGTATACTTCGAGCGGTCCGTATTGCGCCCGCAATGTTTTCACGATTTGACGAAAGGCGGCTTCTTGTTTTTCGTTCATCGTGTCAAGCGGCTTTTTATCCGAATCGACGCCCCCGATATAGCAAACCCCAATGCTCGATTCGTTCCATCCTGAAATGTGCGCGCCGGGTTTCCACAATGCGCGTCCCAATTCGACCTTCCCGTTCAAGCGAATAACGTAGTGGTATCCTATATCCGACCACCTTTTCGCTTTGTGCCATTGCCGAATTTCTTTTGCGCCGATGTCCAACGTAACCGGGGACGCTGAACAATGCAGTCCGATAAACTTTAACTCACGCATTGAAAATTGCTTTTAACCACGAAATAACCGACAACGCGAACGCTCCAAGGGCGGTCCAATACTTGCGTTCCAAACTCGTAATCCGGCGGTCGAAATCGTCAATCCCTTCTTTGTGATTGTCCAATTTTGTTTCGATTCGGACAATCGCCCGCTCGATTTTGTTTAGTTGTTCTTGCACGTTCAACCCAAAGTTTCAGCCGTTCTTCGTT